ACGTATTTGAACCTAAGAGCAGAACTATGGCATAAAACCAAGGCTTGGCTTGAGAAACGGGACTGCAAGATACCCAATAATGAGGATTTCATTGCTGAACTGGCAACAGTTAGGTACACATTTACATCTAACGGAAAAATAAAAATCGAATCTAAAGACGATATTCGCAGACGGGGCTTGAAATCTCCCGATATGGCTGACGCTTTTGTCTTGACATTTGCCTCAGATGCCGCCACCATCTCTTGGGGGTCTAACTTGTCTTGGGGAAAACCAATTAAAAGGTTAATCCGAGGCTTGGTCTGATTGCCGTTGCCATTTTGAGCCACCCTAAAAAAGTGGCTCTTTTTTTTATTAACACAATATGGTAGTATTACGCAACCTATATTGGAGATTCCTATGAAAATGGATGAAGCCGCCAACAAGATTGGCAAGGTAATGGGCGAATACAAGCGTGGCAAGCTCAAGTCTTCCTCTGGTCAGAAGGTTAAATCCCGTGACCAAGCTGTCGCTATCGCCATGAGTGAGGCTCGTGCCATGCCAAAGCGTGGTGGTAGAACTGCAACCAATCGGAGCAAAAAATGAAGCAAGGTTTATATGCCAATATCAATGCCAAACAAGAACGAATTAAAGCTGGCTCTAAAGAAAAGATGCGAAAGCCTGGCACTAAAGGTGCGCCTACTGCTAAAGACTTTAAGCAAGCGGCTAAGACTGCTAAAAAGAAATGATTAAGCGTGGTTCAGAAGAGTTCTCTGGCTACAACAAGCCAAAGAAAACTCCTAACCACCCAAAGAAAAGCCATGCTGTATTGGCTAAGTCTGGTGACGAAGTGAAGTTAATTCGCTTTGGTCAACAAGGTGTTTCTGGAAGTCCTGATGGATCTAAAAGAAACGAAGCATTTAAAGCCCGTCATGCTCAGAATATTGCCAAAGGCAAAATGAGTGCAGCATTCTGGGCAAACAAGGTTAAATGGTAACTATGAACTGCCCAACCGCAACCTATGACATCAAGTTCAACTTAAAGAATCGTAATTGGGCGATCAAGAATGTTGACTATGGTCCTGCCAACCCAGAAGAAGATAACGAAGAATACTGGCAGAACCTTGCTGATATGTGGTCAGTATCTATTGATGAAGTTCAAGAGATGCGTTGCGGTAACTGCGCTGCCTTTATCCAAACCCCCGAGATGCTTGACTGTATCCTAAAAGGTATAGATGAAGAGACTGATGGCTATGCCAAAGATGTCCAAGGTGCGGCTAATCTTGGCTACTGTGAACTGTTTGATTTCAAGTGTGCAGGTGAGCGCACCTGTTCAGCATGGCTATTGGGTGGCCCTATCACCAAGAAGATGACCAAGAATCAGCAGAATATGTTGATGATGGCTAAGACCGAATACGACATGGAAGATGAAGGAGAAGAATAATGGGTGATTTTTTTGCTGCTCTATTGGAATCTTTAAAAGGTGGTAATGTTGAAGTTGGCGCTGGAGGTGGAATGTCTGAAGCAGTTGCTAGTGGCGGCATGGCTCCACCCTCCACAATGGAAAAGTTAGGAAGTACTGTTGGTGTACTTGGTAATGAAGCTATTGCACCTACTATGCAAGCCTATAAAACCTTTACCAATCCAAATGCTACTGCTGGCGATATGTTGTCAGGCGCATATAAGTATGCTTTCAGCCCACAAGGGAAACAAGATGAGCAAATGATGGCTCCACAGCAATTTAGCATGAGTGGTGGTATGGGTGGTATGGCAAATAACTATGTTGGTGGCATTCCATCACTACTCCAAGGTTATGGCGGTGCATCACAAGGTATTCTTCCATACATTGCTGGACGTTAAGGATTTAAAATGAAACAAGATAACCCAATGTTGATGGCTGAAACCTTGCAAGGCGAGATGCAAGAAGATGAGGTAATGTCAGAAGAGCAACTTCAAGGCGTTATTTCTGCTGAAATTTATGATGCTATTTCTTTCATTGATGATGACATTGGTGGCAATCGTGCGATGGCTACTGAATACTATTACGGACAACCCTTTGGTGACGAAGAAGAAGGACGTTCACAAGTAGTATCAATGGACGTACGTGATACTGTACAAGGCATACTGCCTAGCTTGATGCGTATTTTCTTTGGCCCAGAGCGTGTGGTTGAGTTTGCCCCACAAGGACCAGAGGATGTACAGTCTGCTGAACAAGCGACAGACTATGTAGACTTTATTTTCAAGCGTGATAACCCAGGCTTTAAGATTTTGCACTCGGCATTCAAAGACGCTTTGGTACGCAAATGCGGTATTGTGAAGTACTGGTGGGATGAGTCTGTTGAAGTTAAAGCAGAGTCATTCTCTATGCTTGATGAGCAGACAATGATGTTCCTAACTCAAGACCCAGACATTGAGATTTCTGCGGTGCGTGAGTATCCGATTCCTGGCATGGCAGAACAGAATGCCGCCCAAGGAATTATGACTCCACCTCCCATGATGTATGACGTGGAGATCAAGCGCAGAATTAAATCAGGCAAAGTCAAGATTGAGGCCCTACCTCCTGAAGAGTTCCTAATTGACCGCAGAGCAAAGTCCATTGATGAGGCTACTTTTGTAGGCCACAGGGCTATGAAGACTGTTTCCGATCTAGTCGCAATGGGCTATGACTACGATGAGATGGTTGAGGTTGCTGGTAATGGTAATGACTTTGACAACAACGAAGAGTACCAAGCACGTAATCCATTTGCTGTTATCAGTACTTCAAATAATGGTGATCCATCTAGCAAGAGTGTTCTCTACATTGAAGGCTACTTAAAGGTAGACTTTGATGGCGATGGCATTGCTGAAATGCGTAGGATTTGCACAGTCGGTACTGGCAACAAAGTTATCCGCAATGAAATTGTTGATAGCCGTCAGTTTGCTGACTTCTGCCCAGATCCAGAACCCCATACCTTCTTTGGTATGTGTCCTGCTGATGTAGTAATGGACATTCAGCGCATCAAATCCAATGTCCAACGTGGTATTTTGGACTCTTTGGCTCAGTCTATCCACCCACGTACAGCAATCGTGGAAGGTCAGGCCAACATGGAAGACGTGTTGAATACAGAAGTTGGTGCTGTTATTCGGATGAGAGCGCCAGGTATGGTTCAACCGTTTACAACTCCATTTGTTGGTCAGGCAGCATTCCCAATGCTTGACTACTTGGATGACATTAAACAGACCCGTACAGGCATTTCTAAGGCCGCCTCTGGCCTAGATGCGGATGCGTTGCAAAGCACTACTAAGGCCGCAGTATCTGCGACTGTTAATGCCGCACATCAGCATATTGAGATGATTGCCCGTACCTTTGCTGAAACTGGTTTGCGTAAGTTATTTACTGGCATCTTGAAACTCGTTATTGAGAATCAAGATAAAGCCAGAATGATTCGTTTGCGTAATACATTCGTGCCAATTGACCCCCGTTCTTGGGATGCCAATATGGATGTGATTGTTAATGTAGGCGTCGGTGATGGCACTATTGAAGACAGAATTAATGTGTTGAGCCAAGTGGCTATGCGTCAAGAAATGCTGATTAAAGAAACTGGAGTTAATAATCCTGTTGTTTCTTTGCCACAGTATACAAATACCTTAACTAAGCTTTTACAGTTGGCAGGTATTAAGGATTCACAGAATTACTTTAACCAGTTGCCTGTTGACTTCCAACTGCCAGAGCCACCCCCACCAAAGCCTACTCCAGAGGAGATGTTGGCTCAAGTACAGGTTCAGTCTATCCAAGCTGATATTCAAAAGAAGGCAGCTGAATTGGATTTAGAGCGCCAAAAAATGATTATGTCTGATGATCGTGAAAGAGATCGTGTTGAACAAGATGGTATTTTGCGTAGATATGAGCTAGAATTGAAATATGGTGTACAAATTCAAAGTGCGGAGATTAATGCCGCAATGAATACAGACCGAGAATTAATCCGTCAACAGGCTGCAATGAATCAGACGCAAGTCCCTCAACAGCCCCAACCAATGATGTAAATGGACGATCTAGAAATTAACCTCGCAAGAGGAGACAGAGCAAAGTTACTTCTTGAGGATGAACTCCTCAATGAGATGCTTAAACGAATTGAAGATGACTGTTATCGTGAGATTCGTTCTTCCAAACTAATGGAAGGACCAGTTAGAGAGCAAGCTTACTTGCTTCTGACAACAGTTGATATTCTGAGAGCAAAACTACGCTCTGTTATGGATACAGGCAAGATGGCAGAAGTTGCCCTTGTACGTAGACGGGGAAGACCCCCGAACAAATGATTGTTAAACTAAGAGGTAAATATGTCCGATAACGCAAACGCAGTCGGTTCGATTACAGTAAACCAAGCAGCGCAAAGCTTTGCTTCCATGCTAGACAGCCAAGAGGGTGTTGACACTGGTGCAGAGGCGCAACCAGAGGAGGAGCAATCCGAATCTGAGTCTGAGGAAGTGGAATCTGCGGAGACGCAAGATGAAACAGAGGAATCTTCCGAGGAAGTAGAAGGCGAAGAAGAGGAAGCTGAAGAAGAAGCTCCAAGGGATGAGAAGTTTGTTGTCAAAGTTGATGGCAAAGAAATCGAAGTCCCGAAGGATGAACTGATCCGAGGCTACCAACGTGAAGCTGACTACACACGGAAAACGCAGAAACTGGCAGAAGAGCGCAAATTAGTCGAGTCTGAGTTTCAGCAAGTACGTGGAGAGCGTGAACAATACTCTCAGATATTAGGACAATTACAGCAGAAATTGCAGGAGTTTGAGCCTCCAGAGCCTGATTGGAACCGATTGGAAGTTGAAGACCCAACTGAATATGCCCGTCAATGGACATCACATCAGCGTAGGCAACAACAGAAATATGCGGTTCAAGCAGAGCAACAAAGGCTTAACCAAGTGCAACAAGTTGAACAACAGAAGCATTTGCAACAAGTAATGGCGCAAGAAATTGCAAGTTTGAAAGAGAAAATTCCAGAGTGGAGTTCTCCAGAGACAGCCAAAACAGAAGGTAAAGCTTTATTGGAATATGGCCAGAATTTAGGGTTTTCTGAGCAAGAGTTGAGTACGATTACAGATTCACGGGCATTGCTTGCGCTTCACAAAGCGTGGAAGTATGACCAGATGATGAGTAAGCGTCCTGAGTTCCAAGCTAAGATTAAGAAGGCTCCTAAGATGGTCACTCCTGGTTCAGCAGGTAGCGTGAGTTCTAAGTCTAGTGATATAAATAACGCAAAAAAGCGTCTTGCACAAACTGGAAGCGTCAGAGATGCCGCATCCCTTTTCGAGAAATTTATTTAAGGAATTATCATGGCTGCTATTACAAACACGTACACCCGATTTGACGCTAAAGGCGTTCGGGAAGATCTTTCAAACGTCATTTATCAGATCTCTCCAGAAGAGACTCCATTCATGAGCAATGTTGGTCGTGAGAACGTCACCAACACTTTCTTTGAGTGGCAAACTGATGATTTGGCTGCTGCTATCACAACTAATGCTCAGATCGAGGGTGATGACATCACTTCTTTCACAGCAGCAACTGCTACAGTTCGTTTGGGTAACTACACTCAGATCAGCCGTAAAGACGTGATTATCTCTGGCACTTTAGAGTCAGTTGATAAGGCAGGTCGTCGCTCAGAATTGAGCTACCAAATGGCTAAAAAATCTGCGGAAATTAAGCGAGACATGGAGGCCACAATGTTGGCTAACCAAGCCGCTACTGCTGGTTCTACATCTGCCGCCCGTAAAACAGGTGCATTGCTGGCCTTCTTGAAGACCAATACTAACGAAGGTACTGGTGGTTCTGATCCTTCATACACTACCATTCCTGATGCGGCTCGTACAGATTCCACAGCAGGTAACTTGCGTTCATTCAGCGAGACATTGCTGAAGGATGTAATCCAGAAGGTTTGGACAGAAGGTGGTTCACCATCTATCGTTATGGCTGGTCCTGTTAACAAGCAGAACTTGTCTAAGATGGCTGGTATTGCTGGTCAGCGTTTCAATGTGACAGGTCCTAAGCCTTCTACAATTATTGGCGCTGCAGATATTTATGTCTCCGATTTCGGAAACGTGAGTATTGTTGCCAACAGGTTCCAACGTGATCGTGATGTTTTCGTGCTTGATCCTGAGTACGCAAGCGTTGCTTATCTGCGTCCTTTCCAGACAGTTGAACTGGCTAAGACAGGTGATGCCGAGAAGCGTATGCTCTTGTGCGAGTGGGGCTTGAAAATCAAGAACGAGAAGGCTCATGGAGCAGTCTACGACTTGAACACTACAATTCAGAGCTAATCTGAGTAACCAAGGGTGGGCTAATAACCCACCCTTTTTTTATGACTACAAAAATCTTTGACATAAACTCAGAAATGGGGACCAAAAAGCTTTGGCATTACGATGCTGACAAAGATGAGGCAACCATTCAGACAATCATTGATGCTACCGAAGTGGTAGAAGCAAACAAAGAACGATTTAATTCGTTTGATGAGAAGGCCAATTGGAAGGGTGATTTGCACCATGTTGCATCTATCCCAATGGCTTTGTATTATCAAATGAAAGCAGAAGGTAAGCTTGATGACCAAGCCTACATGAAGCGTTGGTTGAATGACCCTGATAATCGTGCATTTCGCACAAGACCTGGAGAAGTTTAATGGATAGTAAGACCATTGGGATATTAGTCCCAACACGGGACTTTGTTAATTCTGGATTTGCTTTTGATTTAGCTAAGCTAGTAGGATTTACTGTAGGTACAACAAATCACAAAGTAGTGATCTACACTAGTTCTGGAACTTTACTGTCAGCACAACGTCAGGATTTGGCTAGGGATGCGGTGGCAGCAGAATGTACGCATACCCTATGGCTAGATAGCGATATGCGCTTCCCAAAGGATTCTATTATCCGATTACTGGCACATGATACNGGTATTGTCTGTGGAAACTATGCCAAGCGTAGATTCCCNACNGANCCGATTGCGGTGAAAAAAAATACCCCAGACATGGATGCAACTTTTATCAATCGGGTATATACTGAGGACGATTCAACAGGACTTGTTGAAGTAGACTACTGCGGAATGGGCGTAATGCTTGTTAAATCCGAAGTCTACAAATCTATGGAATATCCTTGGTTCGCTATCCCTTGGGTTCCCGCTGCGGAAGACTATATTGGTGAAGATGTATGGTTTTGCCGTAGAGCCGCCCAAAATGGGCATAAAACTTATATTGACCAAGATCTCTCAAAACAGATCTTTCATATTGGTACATTTGAGTACAAACATGAGCATACACTAGCGTGTAGGGATGTAGAAAATGGCACTTGATACCTTTAGCGGTTTAAAGACAACGATAGCGGATTATCTTAACCGGGATGATCTGACTTCTGCTATTCCAGGCTTTATTACATTGGCTGAAGCAAAGTTCAATCGTAAGTTGCGTGTAAGACAGATGGTTAAAAGGGCTACGGCTACTTTGGATACTCAGTATTTTGCCTTCCCATCTGACTTCTTACAGGCCAAAGAATTCCAACTGAATACAAATCCAATTACTTACCTACAGTATGTAACGCAGAATCAAGGTGATTACGGGTCTGCAACTAATTATGTTGCTAATGGTAAGCCTCTGTTTTATACAATTATTGGTACTCAGATACAAGTCATTCCAACTCCTGATACTGGTTATACGGGTGAACTTACATATTATGGTAAGATTCCTGCGCTGAGTGATTCAAACACAAGCAACTGGCTTTTGGCCTATGCCCCAGACTTGTACTTATATGGTTCTTTAGTAGAAGCAACACCATATTTAAAAGATGATGAGCGTCTAGCCGTTTGGAGTACGTTATATACAAACTCCTTGGGCGACATTGAAATAGCAGATCAAAGGGCGTCTGTTGCTTCAACTCCGATTGTTCGTGCCCGATCTTTGGGGTGATATATGGCAGGTTCTTTTACAGATTATCTTGAAGACAAGATTCTAAAGCACGTATTCACTAATACTGCTTATACATCTCCTACAACTGTTTATGTTGGACTGTTTACTGTTGCACCTACTGATGTGGGTGGTGGTACAGAGGTATCTGGTAGCGGATACGCACGTAAGTCTGCCGCCTTTACAGTAAGTGGTACAGGCACTTTAGCAACTAATAGTTCAGCAATTGACTTTGATGCGGCTACTGGTACTTGGGGAACAATTGTTGCCATTGCTATATTTGACGCACTTACAACAGGCAATATGCTTGCTTTTGCTGACCTAACGACAAGTAAGTCTATTGCAAGTGGTGATGTGTTACGCATCCCTGCTGGCGATCTTGACATCACATTGAGTTAATCATGGCATTAGTTCTTGCTGATCGTGTCAAAGAGACCACGACTACGACAGGAACGGGTACTCTTACCCTTGCTGGCGCAGCTACTGGTTTTCAATCATTTTCAGTAGTTGGAAATGGCAATACTACATACTATGCCATATCTTCTGCTAGTGGATCTGAGTGGGAAGTTGGAATTGGCACATACACATCGTCTGGTACAACATTAGCTAGAACAACAATTCTTGGATCGTCAAATAGTGGATCTGCTGTAAATCTTTCAGCAGGAACTAAAGATGTGTTTGTAACATATCCATCAGTAGTAAGTTCTGCTAGTCCTGTAATGATGCAAAGTGATACTGTTACCGAAAATATGACAGTTTATGCTGGAACAAATGGTTTTTCTGTTGGTCCTGTTACTCTTGTTTCGGGTAAATCTGTAACAGTAACATCTGGTCAAAGGTGGGTAGTTATATGAGCACTATTTCAGCAGGAACAACTACAACTACGGCGCTGGTCAGCACTGCTGACACTACAGGCAATTTGGTACTTACACCCACATCTGGGTTGGTGACTGTTAACGCTACTGGCGCTTTGACTTTGCCTGCTGGGACAACGGCTCAACGACCCAGCTCCCCTACAGCTGGGATGACTCGTTGGAACACAACCAACACAAACCTTGAAGTCTACGACGGGACTATCTGGGAGGCTGTTACAGTAACTCCGGCTGATGCGTATTCCGTTTATTTGAATGGGTGGGGTGGCGGCGGTGGTGGTTTTGTCACTAATGGTGGCGGCGGTGGCGGTGCAGCGTATGGTGTTGCTTTACTTACCATTTCAACTGCTTACGCGGTAGTGGTGGGTGGAGGCGGGGCGTATAGAGCCAATGGCTCTAATGGAGGAACAACTGTTGCCGGTGGTGGAGGTCTTGCTGGGTCTGTTGGAGCTGGCGGTCAAGGCGGTGGTTATTCAGGAATTTTTTTGACATCTGCTACGCAAGCTAACGCATTGTTAATTGCCGGGGGAGGTTCTGGTTCTGGTTTTGGCGCTGCTGGCGGTGCTGGTGGCGGGACTACTGGAGTTGATGGTAGTGGATCAAACTTTGGAACTGGTGGATCACAAAGCGCAGGCGGTCTTGGTGGGAATTCTCAAGGGGGAGTTACTAATGGATCGGCACTGCAAGGTGGCACTCCAAGCACTTTTGGTGATGGCGGCGGTGGCGGTGGCGGTGGCGGTGGCTATTGGGGTGGAGGCGCAGGTTTTAACGGAGATAGTCCTGCGGGGAACTCTGGTGGCGGTGGTGGTTCTGGGTACTTCAAGTCTGGCACAGTAACAAGTGCGGCGTTAACTGCTGGCAGCGGATCAACACCGGGGGACTCAAGTAATGCTTTGCGTGGCTCTTATGGTAATGGTGGTTCTGGTACAGGTAATGGTACTCAGGGCGTTTTTATTATTAGCTATTTGGGCGCACAACGAGGTACTGGTGGTACTGTAACTTCTTCTGGTGGTTACACATACCACACGTTCACAACCGCTGGCACATATACTGCGTAAGGACATAAAATGGCTTGGTACGCAAAAGTAGAAAATAACATCGTTACTGATGTGTTGTATTTGGTAGATACCAAAGATAGTGATTGG